CTCACTTGAAGGACCCTCATAGAGTTAGGAGCTCTATTAGGGAATCACCAAGTGTGGCGTACGTTTCTTACTATCCCGGCAGTGTTTTCTTCCACATTGCTGTCGCAGCCGCTATTTCTTCGGCTGTTGGACAGGCTCAAAAATTCGGCTTTGCCGAATCATCGAACTCCTCTATTGTCTCAACGACTTTAGGGATGTATCCTGATTCGAGCTTAGCATGGATTTTTAAGACCATGTTGGATTGTACACGCGAAAGCTTACTTTTCTTTGGAAGGTAACAACCAAAGTAATCGTCTGTGATCGTTAATACACGGAGTCAAGTATCTGCTGAAATAGCTGGATCTGAGAAATCGTGGTGGGCTGTACCCGGAAGGGTTTCAAGTACCAGATTTACCAGTTCTCTCCTTAAGTCTCGGGTAACCCTGACAAAAGGATGTTGCTCTTTCAATTCGATACTTGACATACGAGTAAGAACGGAACTTCGTACTCTAGTTCCCAACTGATATCTTGAAATTGATTTGATCAATGAAGAGTAATCTTCCATTGAATCAGTCAATCTGGAGATATCATCCAATCTCGCTTGAAACTCTGTTAAAAGAGTTTCGCACAATACCGACGGAATTCTGGGAATCCAGTCTTCTGGTCATAGGTCTTTACCCCGGGCACTAACCGATAGAATCGGTTCTTGTTTAGGGTTTAACCTACGTTGGGACCCCATAAGGGTCTCTGGCATTGTTGCGAGAATGGACAGTTGCTTCCTTATCCTTTCATCGGGAAAGGAGTCAGCTAAGAAGAGTGCCGGTGTTTCGTTTAATTGAATGCCCAATCCGACTAGACTGGATTTAGTACTTAAGAATTCCTTTACAGGGTTCTTAAAGAACGTATTCAAGAGGTCGAAGGGGACCGGGGTAACTTCTTCCTTCCGTCAGAGTATTCGCTTTGCGAACTCTCCGTGAGGATAGGATTTATCACCGGGCTGTCATACGAATGATTTAGCTTGGGAAATTAGAACCCCAAGTTTTTTCATTAATATTTGATAGCGTTCGGCGACTGCTGAGTGGAAGATGGCCACGTCATCACCAAGTATTACGTAATCTGTAAAGTCTTTAAGACCGCACCGAGAAGCGCAATATGCGATGAAAGCGTGGTGGGTAAGTGCGAAGACTGATCATGAGCTTAAAAAGCCCATTGGTTGTCCTACCGCGTACCTTACATTTTCTGATTCACAGGAAAACGACCTGTCTGTCAAGAGTTTTCTTCACAGATTGGCCAGTTTAGGTCCGTAAATCGCAGTTAAGAGATTCTCTTGTAGGAATACAGGGAATCTATCTGTTGCGTTAGACAGGTCTAAGCAAAAGATGGGTTTACCTTCATCCATAGCTAACTTCATTTTTTCAATGCAGTTACTTTGTTTGTAGGTCCCGTCACTGGGAAGTTCACTTAAGAACCTCATCGTATCGTTAAAGATAGGAGTGAGTGCTTCTTGAGTGAAGTAATCCCCAATCGCGATTGTACGTACTTTCCCTCCTCCTTCTGGTAGAAATGCCAGTTTGGAATGCGAAAGGGTACCTTCGAGACGGGGAGTTGTATCTAGTAATCTCTTGATTTCTGAATGCAATCAACTGTTCGTAAGTTCAGTGAATTGTAATAAGTTATC